ATTTTATCAAATTCTGAATTATTAAATACCTCTCTAATACCAAAAATAGTCTTACCCATAATAATATAAGGGTCACCTTCTTTTTTTGAATCATAGATAAGAGGTCTAAAAGGTATATCTCCAGCTAAAGAAGTAAAAATATTTTTATCATGCTCTGATGAAAATACTATATAGATATGGTCGTCGTTAAAAAATTTATTATAACTTTTTAAAGCCGGTATAGAATAATTAAATTTAGGTTCATGTGTTATCATGACGTAGCAAGATTTATTCATTTCTTATAATGCTCCATAAAATATGTAAGATCTTCTGGGGTGCCAATACCCCACATACCTGCAACATCTTTAATTCTAATCTTCTTACCATCACCAATAGCTTCATTAAATACTGGTGCAACATAAAATTCATTATTGACACGAATATTTTTTTCTATCATTTGTTCAGCATATTTTACATAATCAGAACCCTTGTTCCAATAGTATACACCAACTGTTGCATTATCAGAAATAACTTTTTTCTCTGCAACTTCAGAAACAAAACCATTATCATCTAGCTTAGCATATGACCATTTAGGGTGAGTTGACTTAAATGTAAGCATACCTGCATCGATGTTATCTGCACCGAAAGCATACATTGCTTCATTTGAATTCCATTCTACAAATTGATCACTGTTTGCAATAATTAAATGGTCATCATTGTTAATAAATTCTTTAGCCAAAAGTGTAGTACAAGCAGCACCTTCAGTTAAACCATCAACCTGAACTATTTTACAATTAGGTGCAATAAGATTGAGCATGTACTTTAAATTATATTTTTCGTAATGTTCTTTTTGAACAATGAAAACATAATTTGCTTCCATATTAAGATTTTCTACTACAACCTGAATCATAGGTTTGCCATGAACTTCAATTAATGGTTTTGGAAAAGTGTATCCAGCTTGAGCAAATCTTGAACCTGCGCCTGCCATAGGAATTAAAACATTTAATTTAGCATCGCGCCATGGGATGTTTACTTCTTTAAAATCTTGTTCTAGTTGATCAATTTTAGCCATAACTTTCTCCACGGTTAGATCATAAGAATCTTCAACTGGTAAAAGATGAGCACCTGAATCAATAGCACCTTTACGTCCAATATGAGAATCTTCAACAATTAAAGTATTTTTAGGGAGTGCGTCTAATGCAATCATACATTTCCAATACATTTCTGGGAATGGTTTTGTATATTTTACATCCTCATTACTCATTATATAATCAATGTCACCTAAAATGCCAATAGAATCTAAAGAAATACGAATAGTTTCACGGATAGAATTGCTAGCAATTGCCACTTTCCATCCACGCGCTTTGACTTGTCGTACTATAGTTTTAGCAACATCACTAGGCTTTAAATTACGGAGAAGATCAAATGTAGCTGTTTGCTTGTCTTTCTATACTTGATCAAAATACTTTCTATCTAGCCCTTTAGTCTGCGATAGCATTTCTAATTTTTTTGTAGTATTTAAACCATCATATGTGCTTAAATGTTCTTCCATAGAAATGGTGTATTGTTCACCAACCTTAGCTAAAGCTGCATTTAAAGCATAATAGTGTAACTCTCTTGATTCAATTAACGTCCCATCAAGATCTAAAATTAATAAATTATTTGACATCGCGGTGCACCTTATTATGTTTCACTATGCTATTACCATTACATTTCCAAACCGCTACATCTCTCATTCTTAAAGACCATTCAACATCTTCTGCTGTACCCCAACCCATTTCATTATTAAATGGTATCTTAAGGCCAAATTCTTTTTTAAGAAGTAGAAATCCACCTGATTGATACATGTATTTAGTATCACTCCAATCATTATAATCCATAGAATAATATTTACCATGCACTGGATGTTCCCATGTAACCCAATCAGTAAAATGTCTCTTATCGTTAATTAGCAATTGTGCATTACTACATACATCCCAATCTTCACCAAATGCTACAAAGTTATTATACCATGCAGGATCGAAAACATAATAGTCGTGTAAAAGCACAACATTATTATATTTTGCCTTTTCAACAATAGCATTTTTTCTAGCATTTACGAGTTTATTATCACCCTGAAAATAAAGAAAACTAGCATCTTCATTATCAGCAAAGTTTTCATGACCTGCTACAATAATTTCATGCTCTGGAATATTTAAAGCTTTAATAGACTGAATAACTGCATCTAGCCTGTAAAGGTCTTGATACATCGTTGTAATGCCAAAAGTAAATTTCATTTTAAATTAATCCTAAAATATCATCAACAGTGTTTTTAATTAAATGGTTATTATTTACGTGTGTGTATGCTTTAAAAATTTGCTCTTCTTTATTAAAATTAAAATCTCTAATATATTTAAATAGCTCTTCATCTGTGTTATAAGCAAAACCATAGTCCTGTAATAATCTAGCACCTGCATTATTACGAGCAGCCCAAGGTGTTTTATTAAGCATAGATTCTAAAAGAACTAAACCGAAACCTTCCTTAAATGAATGCATAATATAAAGATCTGCATCTACAACAGCAGATAACATATCATTTCTATCTTCTATCATAAGAGGTTTAACAAACTCTGACTCTTCTGGCATTAACCCATATCTGTTATCATAACCAGTAAGCACTAATGTGGTATCTGTTCTACCTACAGAATTAAATAAATCTGCAAGTTCTTTCATAGCCTTATTAGGCCAATAACCACCAGATGATAAAAACATATGAGGTGTTTTAATACCAAACTTAGATTTAAATCCTGACACGCCTGTACATATGTTAGGGTCTATACCGTGAATTACTTTTTTAGCTTTATTACCTACTTGATTGGTATTAGCCCACTCCCAGTCTTCATGAGTAGAACAACCTATAAATTTTACATTATCTTTAGCATGCATATACGTAGGGCTGTTAGAAGGAAGAATAAGCATGAATAAAATAGGTGAAAGTATCCTTTGGGAATTATGCAGAACAAAATCTTGAACACCTACATCTCCACCATGGACAATAATAAGATCAAATGGCGTGCCTAGAATATTACCATCTGAGGTAACATTAACACCATTTAAATTACCAGCATGCTCACCAGATAGAACCCATACTTCATGACCTCTTCGTACAGACTCTTCAGCCATATCTCTTACATAATTTTCTGAACCTCCTGGGAAAGGAGCATATCTATGGACTACATATAATAATCTTTTCACTTATAAATTTCCTCAATAGCTTGTTTCCATGGTGTTCTATCATACTGATGTGCAATACAAACAGGTGTATTATCAACGATAACATTTTTTCCGTCAAATGTAGGAGGTTGTTCTAAAAGAAGAGGTCCAAAATGATGTATTTTATTAGTATCATTTAATGTGCCAAGCTGCGCGGCCCATTTATCACCTAAGCGAGCAAAATACATTTGCTTAGAATATACTTCATTGTTAATAATAAAATTAAACACTGCCTGATCACATATTTTAATAGGACGATTAATAGAATTAATAGCGATATTTAAACAAAGATCTCTAACATAAGATCCTTTGCCTCCTAATATGCCTACATTATATATAACTTCATTTTTAAATCTTTCGTACACATAAGGTCCAAAAGTTTCATATAAATTTTGATTACCCCAAGGTTCATCTTTATAACGCAAACATTCAGAACCACATACTAGCTTATGACCATCAAAATTATTAATAATCCAATTAATAGGATTATATTGAAATACAACATCTCTAACATCAGTAGTGACAACAAATCTATAATCATTTTTACTTAAATAATCATATATACTAACAAATCTCATAACATGAGGTGCAATGCTAGGATCTTGAGCAGCACGTATTACTATAAATCCTTCTTGCTCTACCCTCTGTGAAAGCTCATCTGAAGAATCAAATAAAACTAAAACTTTATCTCCATTAAATCCTGATCGATTAATAGAGTTAATCCAATATTTAATTTGATCATAGTTATAATTATAACAACCACCTATAATGCAATCTTTCATTTTCACTTCCTTTTAGGGTAAGGTAAATCGTCTGGTTCTTCTTTCTTTTTAGAAAAATCTACACCGAACATTATAGTGACAGCATAAAATATTGCAACAGCCATAAATGATGTAAAGGCAATACCAGTAAAGAATCCTATAAAAAACATTATTTCCATTAGTCTACTACTGCTACAATTTTAAATGTCGAGCCTACCCAATACCCCATCAGCCATTTTTTTAAAATAATATCATAACGTCTAACCATTGTTCTCTCCTTATACAGTCCATCTAGTTTTAAGAGTAATTTTATCACGCTTAATAGGTCTATCGTAACATTCGATAAACCCCATTAATATACGGATATGATTCTCAATTGCTACTGACCAGTCACCCCAGTCATATATAGAATCTTCTGCTTTAGTGAGTTTATATAGATATTCTAAGTACCCGTTGGTAGAGGCGGTAGCATACTCATCACCGTCTGAACCGTTCTTACAGGATACGTCGTGATAGGCTCGATAAGTAAGCCACAGACGTTTAACATGTTTTTCTAAGTTGCTCATATTAAAATAATAATATAGGTTGCTAATTAAAGCAACCTATTTTTGTATTATTCTTTGCACTGCTTCTTTTTATCTGCAGCTATTGTCTTAAGATCAGGTACTAGTAAGGGATTCTTTAAATTCTTAGCGTCAGGTACCGGGAAAGTAACGCCAGAAGCTTTTTCTACGTCAGCGACTGTAACTTGGAACTTAGTAAAGTCTGCATCAATACCTTCTTTATTAGGAATAATAAATGCGTAAGACTTCTTAGTTACGTCGTCTATAACAATCTTATAAAGATCAGTTGGTACAAATACTTTATCTGGTCCAATTGTCTTTGTAGAAGTAGCAAAGATATTACCAGCATAAATTGTATGAGCATGTTTAGTCTGATATACCCATGCACGGGCAGCTGATTCTAGACTCTTCCATGTACCACGGTTTACGTTAGGTAATTGTGGTGACATATTGGACATGTAGAAAGATTCATGCTCAACTTGATCATCCCATGACATATCGGCATCGTTTGCTAAATGTCCTTGATCATAACCAGATGCTGCATAATCAGCAGGCGTTGAACGCTTATCAGCCAGAAGAGAGGCATCAGCAGCAAAAGCGTTAGTACGAACAACACACCCAATTGCGTGCTCTGGAGTCAGAGTCCATACTACCCATACTGGAATTTTTGCAAGTGAGTCATGTTCTAGAATATATGCTGTGCGACATATAACAGGATCGTTAGTTTTAGTTGAAGGCTCACCATAAGGCATTTGAACTGCGCAAGTCTTAATGTCTTTAGGGGGTTGTTGATCAGCTGCAAATGCAAAAGAAGGAATTAAAAATAAAAGAAATAGTAAAAGCTTTTTCATAGTAACCTCATGTTAAAAAATAGTAGGAATAGTATCGTCGTCTTCGTGTTTAATTAAATTGCTTTTAAATTGATTCCATGCAGTAGTCCAGTTATATTTTTCACGGGCAATTTTCTGACATAGTCCTCGATTTAATTTTAAAGCTTGATCTATTGCTTTATTTATATCGTTATTCATAACACCAGTTTCTGGTAAAATAACATCTTTTGGACCATTAACTGGAAATGCAGCTACAGGTGTACCAAAACTTTGTGCTTCAATCATTACTATACCAAATGTATCTTTAACACTCGGAAAAACAAAGCATTCAGCATTAATATATTCATTGGCTAAATTTCTACCTTTAAGGGTCCCTGCAAAGAAAACCCATGGGTATTTTTGCATAAGTTCTTGTCTATATGGACCGTCACCTACTAGTACTAAATCATACTTATTAGGATTTAAAGAACAAAATACATCTAAGTTTTTTTCTTTACTTAACCGACTGACACAAAGTAATTTTATTTTTCTATCAGAGGGTCTATGAGGAATAGAAGGAATTAATTCTCTAAGGTTTACACCTCTACTAAAAAGAGAAACTTTATTACCTATGCTCATAGAAAGCAATTGCTGTCTTATTCCTTCCGTTGGAACCATAACATTATTTCTATCATGAAACCACCTAATATATCCCCATGTAATAAACTCTGGTATTTTAAAAATGTCTTTTAAAAATTCTGGCCATGAAGTATGATAAGCAGTTGTATAAGTCAACTTACGAAATGAAACACGGGCTGCAAAACCGAGTGGGCCTTCTGTTGCGATATGTAAATGATCTGGACTAAAATCTCTAACCATTTTTTTCATACCTCTAGGCCAACATAGTTTTATTTCCGGGTAGCCAGGTGCTTTAAAATTATAAAAAAGGCCAGGATGTATTACAAGTACATCCCAGCCATCATTCGTAGCTTGATTAACTAAATTTTTAAGAGTTGTGACTACACCGTTAACTTGTGGTAGCCAGGCATCTGTTACGATGCAGAGTCTTGTTCGTTCCATCTTATAATTTCCCACTTACCATCTAAGTGTTCAACAAGGGCAGTACAACTCTCTACCCAATCACCACAATTCATATATTGGAGGCCATCTATGTCTCTGATATTTGCATGATGAATATGACCACAAATCATTCCATTAGCTTTTATACTTTTACCATAATTAGAAAGATTCTCTTCATAAAGAGAAATAAAACTTACTGCTTGTTTTACCTTATACTTAGCCCATGCACTTAATGACCAAGGTTTCAAGCCTAAAATTCTTCTGCAAAAATTAAAGGAAATATTAAGTAGCATTACCATATCATAAGCCCAACTACCTATATGAGCTAACCATTTTGCATTTTTAATTATTATATCAAATTGATCTCCATGACATATATAATATTTCCTACCATCAACACCTGTATAAAGATCAGTCATCTTAAGAGAAATATTACCAAAAGCATGAAGTCCGAATGATCTTAAAAACTCATCATGGTTACCTGGTAAATAAACTACATTGGTGCCTTTACGAGCTTTACGAAGAATCTTCTGTATAACATCATTGTGGTCTTGAGGCCAATAGAAGTTCTTATGCATAGCCCAGCCATCAATAATATCACCAACTAGATATAAATTCTCTGACTCAGTATTCTTTAAAAAGTCAATAACCTTATCGGCTTGACTCATTTTAGTACCTAAGTGAATATCAGAAATAAAGATGGATTTGTATTGCATCTTATATTTATTATGGCGGAGAGTGTGGGATTCGAACCCACGGAACCATTTCTGGTTCGCTCATTTAGCAAACGAGTGCTTTCGGCCTCTCAGCCAACTCTCCATTTATTAATTATAGTATTAAACTATTTTAATAGCCAGAATAATATCGTCGATATCATTATTAATATAAACAATAAGTGTGCCTGGATCTTCACTTACTAAACCTATGTTACTTGGCCACGGTAAAACTTGTAAACCTTGTACTTGAGCTAACTTAGAAATTTGATCACTGACAGAAGCGTATTCTTTACCTATAAATTGATCATATTGGTCTTGCATTGCATACTCCATAAATAGATGACATAGTTATATATTGTAATAAGGATGCTACGATGATTAATAGCTGGTCTTTTTTAGAGAAATCTTATGTTTTTGCATTACTAGCTGGTGCTGCTTATAAAGATAATTGTAAAGATGATTTTAAAAAATATAATTTAAAAAATTATGTATTTTTTAGTAATGACGGAGCTCAAGGTCATGCATCTTGTAATAATGAAGATCTTATAATTGCATGTCGTGGTACACAACCTACTCAGTTAAATGATATATTAGCTGATTTAGATGCAATACCTAAAAGACATGCTGATGGATGGGTGCATGAAGGTTTCAGAAGAGAAGCTAGAAAACTTCTACCAATGATTATTAATTATATTAGACAGTATCCTGATAGAACTATTTGGTTAACAGGCCATTCACTTGGCGCTGCCATGGCACTTTATATCACTCAGGAATTAGAATATGAAGGTTTTAACCCTAAAATGTTATTTACATATGGATGTCCTAGATTGGGAAACCAAGACTATGTAGATAGTATAAAAACAGAACATCATAGATTTGTAAATTGCAATGATATTGTCCCTAAAGTGCCTTTAACTACCGGAGGTTATAGACACCATGGTTACGAGCACTACATAAATTTCTATGGTAACATAAGAGAATTAAATTTTTGGCAGAAAATTAAAGATCATTGGCGCGCACATTTAAGATCTTGGAAACAATGTAAATGGTTTGATGGTATTGAAGATCATAATATAAGTTTGTATGCAGAGAAAATTAAAAATATAGATATAAACAAATAATTAATCTATAAATTTTCTAAGAAAATCTTTACTCATTCTACCTGATTCATAGTCATTATGACCTTTTTTTAGTACTAAAGTTATATCACCAGCTACTGCTACTCTTCTACCTTCTTGATCTAGCCCGGAAGGGTTAGGTATTGTTCCGTGATTTAATTTACCCGGAAACATAACGAGCAAACCGGGTAGAGGTGGAATAAAATAAGATGTAAAGTTTGATTCATTTCTTTCTACAAAGAAAGTCTTTTCATAGGGCTTATCATCATCAAACATGCCAGGAAAAAGTTCATTAGATTTATAATTATTACTAAAAGAGATACAGTCAGCATTTTCAGGCACCTCAATGTAATATACAAATGAGATATCACTTTCCCAATGATCATGATATTGAATATGCACATTTTTATTTTGTATGATAGATAGCCAACTTTTATTTACATAATAATCAAATATATCTGATTTTAATCCTAACACTTCAACATATTTTTTAGCGTGCATACTTACCATAGAAAAAAAATCTTTAAGGTTTTCATTATGGTGTATGTTTGTTTTACCGGTATATTCTCCGGTTACTGCAAGATAATCTTTTCTAGGTTGAGGCTCAAACACATAATCTGAAATATTGTTTAAAACTGTTTCTACAAATTTACTAGATGGTTCTGGTATAGCAGAATATACTGTTGTAGGGAACATATAATGAATAGTCGTATTATCATTAAACATAATTTACCTATAAGCTAGAGGCTTACTATTCCAAGGATTAATTCCTAGAGATATACGGGTGCCTTTATGAGGGTTAACCATGTGAGGTAATGAAGGTGAAAATATTACTAACCTATTATTAATAGGCTTAACAGATAAATTTTCAAACTTTAATTCTCCGCCTGATAAATTTTCTATTAGCGGATAATATACAATACCACACAAAGGAAATGATTTAATACCTTTTGTTAAAAATAATAACTCATCTTTATCTTGATGATAATCCGGACCAATTATATTTTTATGCATTTCATAACCTATGATACCTGATAAGTCAAAATATTTGCTGCATTGATCTATAATAATATCTATAAAATTGTTTTTACCTTTATCAAACCATGTATCGTTTGTTGGATATACCGGTATATTTTCTCTTATTAAATTAATATCATTTTCATTAAATACATCATCAATAATAATAATCATAATTTAACCTATCAATGGTGCGCGTGGAGGGACTTGAACCCCCAACATTTGGTTTCTAAGACCAACGCCTCTAACAATTGGACTACACGCGCCTTTTAAATGCTGCCATTTGCACTATTTGCATTGCTAATAATATTTTCAGTAATAATAATTATAATACTTCTTGTAATGCCATTATCTTCTTGGGTACTATGATACACGCCTGTATCCATTTTTTTAATAGTTTGAAAATAAGATTTTGGAAAAAAATATTTGTTATCATCAGAATAAACAGCAATTGTTTTATTCTTATCTTTAAACCCACCGACTAAAAATACATTATCGTCTATCATTCTGTTTCCTTATGCTAATGTATTTATGGTTGGTGCCCCACCTCCGATTCGAACGGAGAACCTCTTGCTTCTAAGGCAAGCACCTCTAACCAGTTGGGCTAGTGGGGCATTTGTTTGTGAGCTCTAGTACGAGCTAATGATTCTCTAATCTTACGTTTTGTTTCTTCACTTCTAGGTTTACCATACTGAGAGTTTTTTTCTCCTTGTTGGTGACCATTACGTTTAAATGATTCTTTTCGCTTTTTTATTGTCTCTGGCGCTGAACCTTTTTTAAGAGGTGCAAGCATTCTAGCTCTACTCTCTTCAGTATAAATTGGTTTGCTTCTTGTTGGTAAAGCTTTGATTATAGCATCATGATGGTTTTTTAGAAATGCTGGGTCCTTATAATCTCTTGCTGCACTTATTCTTTTATTACGAGCAGTAAGATCTGCAGTCCTGTTAATATAGCTAAATCCACCTTTACCACCTTCACATAGATTATAGCTCATTTCATCGAGCACTACTAATTCTTTTTCTTTATTTTTCATATCCTCTTCGTTATCATAAACAAAAAGAATTTCTTTTATAAAATTTTCAATACCATATTTTTGTATTGCTGCTCTGATTAATTTACCTGAGCCCATATAACCATCATCTAAATTAACAGTTTTATGCATACCTATGTAGAATTTATTATTCAATTTATTTGAAATTTTATAAACTGTATAAAACATATTGCTAGTCCCTCGGTCGTATAAAAGTCTTATTGTTATTGCTATTTATACGACCGAGGCGCTTATGTGGAGAATAGCGGAATCGAACCGCTGAATTCTGCGTGCAAGGCAGACATGTTACCACTAGCATTAATTCCCCGAAATTGGAG